AAAGGATTGTTGATAGAAGGTACTATAACTAATAGTATTGTAAACTCAAATCCAATGCGTTGGACTGGAAACAACGGCGTCTACGTAGTTGACAATGCCGCCAAAGCTCCAGACGGAACATACAGTGCAGTAAAGATACAAGATATAGAAAGCACTAATTCAATATTTCATGGGACTTATCAACACGTTTCAGTGACAAACGGAGTAGTATACACTATTAGTGGATACTTCAAAGCAGGAACTGAAGATGTGGTGGGCTTTAGAATGTATGACGGGTCCTCTATGGCTATGAGAGGACAATTCAATCTAAATTCCGGTACTCCATCACTGATAGACGGAACTTCTATAGACATGCAAGATGTTGGAGATGGCTGGTATAGATGCTCTATAGTAGGCACCGCAACAAACACTACGACAACTGCGGATGTTTATATATTCACAACATCAGTATATACACACACTTCGACTGGAGACAATTCGATTTATGCTTGGGGCATTCAACATGAAGCTAGCCCATTCGTATCATCATATATGCCAACAGATACTAAATTTTCAAATCGTAGCACAACCGCTTCTTATTATGATAAAGATGGAATTGTTAGATATGCGCCGAGAGATACTCCACGTTACGGTTACAAATACGACGGACGCAAGTGGGTAGAAACAGGACTAATTACAGAAAATGCGGCAACTAATACTGTGTCTTATAGTCACTTTCAAGAAGGTTGGAGCATTCCTAATGTTAGGCATGGATACGGTGAAGAAATAACTGCGCCAGACGGAACAACTATTCGCTCAGTGACTGCCAATTCTACTTATAACCTAATTAGACAGAGTAACGTGTTTGATAACACTACCGCTGGTACAGCTACTTTATCATTTTGGGCAAAAGCCATATCAACTACGGGAAATGAAAGTATTACATTTGATTTTGGTGATCTGCCTGGTAGCGGGTTCAATATGGCATCAGGACTAACATCTGAGTGGAAGAGATTTACTTATACGCAATCTTGGACAGCTAACCAAACGATTCACAACTTCTTAGATTTCTCTATGGGAAATAACACGGAAATCGGGCTTTGGGGAATTCAAGTAGAAACAGGAAGTGAAGCGACAAGCTACATACCCACATATGATACTGACGCTATTCGGGTTGCCGATACTGTACTAAGTCAAAATAAGACGAGAACCAGCGATAGCGCATATATTGATGGTAAACACTTCGAAGATTTTTATAATCCTGATGAAGGCACAATGTACATAGACTATCAGTTGGGCGCAAAGTTGGCTCAATTTAGAATCTTAGCTTTGACTAAACACAACACAAGTACAGACTTCATAGAGTTTATAGGAGGTTGGGGCTCAGCGGACGCAACTACCGGTGGCGTATATATGTTTGGACCAAATTCAACTGGCAGCGCCATAAACACTGCGGGTTCTACTATAACAAACGTTGCCTACGAAAGAAGAAAATTTGCAGGAAGAATTAGCCATAATGATTTTTATGCGGTTACGCAGAACAGCACATCAATCGCTCAAGCAGGCGATACTGATGCAGGTATTCCAGTAGTTGAAAGACTAAATTTTGGAGATTACAATCAAACGGATTCACAAAAGATGTTTGGACATATAAGAAAAGTCGTATATTATCCTGAAGCTTTTACTAACGCAGAACTGATAGCACTTACGGAGAATAACTAATGACTAAACTTATAGGAACTAATCCAAACCAAGTGCCTAGTAATGCAGACTTAGGATCAGCGGCATTCTTAGATCAAAAAGATTTTTTATTATCTAGAGGGTCAAGTTTATCCGAGATAGACGCAGTTATTGTAGATGCGGCAGTACAAGTTTTAGTATACGATACTACTTTAGATTCTGATGGCGGAGAGTGGAGAAAGAGAACAAAACACACTTCTTGGTATAATGAAAAGCTGAATACTGTTACACGTGGTAGCCGTAGAGAGTTTCCTCAAGTTGCTATAATCGTAGTGTCTGCTGGTCAAATTTCTATACATGACGCAGATGATCCTACTCTTCCTATGTGGATGATATTTGAAGGCACTTCATATATAACTTGGGCTACAGCCTCTAGCACTCTATCTAGACATAGATGTGCTATGGTAAATGGAATATTAGGACAAGTTACTAACGATGGCGGCACATTGATGAACTTTGTTTTAGACGAAGTGACGCTAATATATAACAGTGAAACATATGGACTAACTTCAGATAACCACTCCGGAAATAAAATAGAAGATAGAAATAGACCCAGTGATTTTACAAGTAGCGTGGGAAGATCAATTAAATTGTGCTATTGGAGTATGAATGATATTGCTATGATTGTTCGACCTAACGCAAAAGTTGATGTTCGTACTGGTTTACCAATACCAACTATTGCAGTGGCCACCGATCAAGGTGTAAGTGTTATAGTTGACATAATTGGTAACTCTAGTTATACAGCACTTGTGTATGATATAGAAGCTAGTGATAATGCTGATAATATTGAAACTATAGACTTTCTAGGTCCAGATAAAATAACATTTTATAATAGTAACCATTACTCTCAAAGCGTGTTTGATATACCGACAAAAGATATAACTGTCACTGGCAGTATTCATGGCGGATCAGAACATAGATATTCAGGTCACGCCGCAATTACTTCGGGCGTTCGTGCCATCGAAACGTCAAACGGCGCTGGGTCTGTAGGAGAAAGCGCAAACGATGGTCACACATTGATGTGTGGTGGTAATGTAGGTCTTTCACAGTTTTATAGAAACCCGTCTAAGCCTACTAATGCAATGGTAGCGCACACTACTACAAAGTATGCTACAGGATGGATGCACGGAGATATCAAGTGTGCTACTATGTGCGAGATAGAGCCAGAAATTTCAGGTCGCAATCTAATATCGAATTCTACATTTAGTGGTCAAACTCTAGGCTGGACAGCTTATCTAGCTACGATTAGTTCGGTTAATAATAAAATAAGGATTGACAGAGGAACAAACACGCACAGCCATGGTAACTGGGCGCAACACAAATTAGACTGTGATATAGGAAGAACTTACTATGTGACTATGGGAATACACGGCATAACAAATTGTTCATCTTTAGTTCGAATAGGTCTTGGACTCAATGCACCATGGTCTTGGATTTATTCTCAAAGTCCTCCAGGAGGCACCCACACATTTAGTTTTGTCGCAACACAAACCACCCACTATTTGCTTTTAGGTCAAAGTTCTCCTTCAGCCAATACTAACTCAACTATTGATTATGACGATGTTTACGTATATGAAGGTGTGCGAGACAGATCAAACACTGGATCAGATTTACAGCAATTTGGAATTCTTCAAACAGTTCCTGTAGCAAGTGGTGCGGATCTTCGAGCATATACAGGATTTACTCCAGGTAACTACAACGGAAACAGATTAGAAAGACCATATAACGCAGACCTAAACGTAGGAACAGGCGACTATACCATAGCATTTTGGTGCAACGATATAGGAACGGGATCTGATCTCATGGGACTAGGAAAAAGAGGAGTTGACTTATCTTGGAATCTATATCATGATGCAGGTGGTGGTCTTAGAATGCATGTGTCTAATAATGGGACAGGATATACAAGCCTTTTTGAAACTCAATTTAATGGATATATTGATAGATGGGTACATGTCGTAATCACGAAGATAGGTGCCTTCTACAGTATGTACGTTGACGGAAGAGAAAGAGTGTCTACGATATATGCAGACACGCTCTACAACACATCCAAGCCGTTTATGATTGGAGCAGGTACCACTAATAACACCATCAACAGTGATGCTAAGTTTGCCTTATTGAGAATATCAAAGACTGGAGCAACGGCGGAACAAATAGAAAAGATGTATAGAGACGAAAAAGCATTATTTGAGAAAGATGCTAAAGCGTCCATATATGGAACAAGTGACACTATATCTGAAATGGCTTATGACGATAGCACTGAAACTCTTCATATAGGAACAAGTTCAGGTCGATCATCGTTTCAAGGACTTCAAAGAGTAGATAATACAGTTGATGCCATAACCACTTCAATTTCAGCCGTAAGTGGCTATATAGCAGAGGAATAATCATGCCAGTTTATGTAAGTAAAGACAGTGTAGACATAAGAGAAAAAATAGGGCAAATCAAAAGTGATGCTGGCATGGCAGGTAATGCAGTACTACGAGCCGAGACTCCACAAGAACAGCAAAGACTTATTGGACACGGTAGAAGAAACCTTATTGTGAACGGCGATATGTCAGTGTGGCAAAGAGGAACGTCTTTTACTGGAGCAGATGCGGATCAGGTCTACAGTGCTGATAGATATTCAGTATCATTTTTTGATGATGTTAGCACTAGAAGCATAGCAAGATCGACAACTGCTCCTAAAGGATTTGCATACTCAATGGAATTGAATTCTGGTCTTGAACAACTGTATCCATCTACGACAGTTGAATTGCCTGCAAGCGGTAATCCAGGCGTATTCGGTATGGGTAAAGAATTTACTTTTAGCATGTACTCAGACTCTACAAATGCACCTGATGCATTTTTTCTTTTTAGGAATGGATGCCATGTCGGTACCAATCAAGTTACTGTATCTGAATTGGGTCAACGTATGCACTGTATAGAAGAAGATTCTGGAAATGGATTCAAAAGATATTCTTATACATTCACAATAAAAGATGTACCTCATGCAGACAACATATGTCTTACTGTAGCTCCTAGATTTTACGAAACATCAGGAACGTTTAGAATTACAGGCTATCAATTAGAGGAAGGATCAACTGCAACATCGTTTGAGCATAAATTAGCTGGCGAAGAGATGGCATTATGCCGCAGATACTATATGAGAATAAATTCTATAGGTGGGGCATCTAGAGTAGCGATTTCAGGAAACTATTCCGGTACTAACCAATACTCAACTATATTTTTTAGCACTCCAATGAGAGTCAATCCAGCAATCGGATATAACAGCTTACAGTACATTTATTTTGAACCGTTCAATGGTGGTCAACAAAGTGTTCTAAGTCTTGGCGCCAACACGCACACAAAAGATGCAAATGGAGACGTTACGGCGGCTACAGTGATAACCACCGTAAGTAGTGGCACATCTCAGGGAGGAAATGTACTTTTAAGAGGTTCAGCTGGAGTTGATTATATAGATTTTGATTCAGAGATACCATCGCAGTAATACACGCATTATAAATAGTTATAGAAATCTAACTATGGGAAATAGAAATGGCACAGCCTACAACAAGAACAGAATTTACAGAATGGTGCTTACGAAAGTTAGGTAAACCAGTCATTGAAATTAATGTCGATCAAGATCAAGCACAGGATCGAATTGACGAGGCATTGTCATATTACTGGGATTATCACTTTGATGGAAGCGAAAGAACTTTTTTCAAGCATCAAATCACGCAAGATGATATAACGAATCAGTACATTACTGTACCTGAGAACATCATTGGCGTTATTAATCTATTTCCAGTAGGATCAAATATTACTGCTAGTACAGGCATGTTTAATGTTCAATATCAATTTGTATTGAATAACATACATGATATGGTTAATTATAACTTAACCAACTACTACATGTCAATGCAAAACTTACAATTTATGGAAGAATTGTTAGTTGGAATGCAACCAATTAGATACAATAGACATATTAATAGACTCTTTATAGACACTGACTGGAATAGACTAGTTGTAGGAGAGTACATCGTAGCAGAGTGTTACAAGGTTGTAGATCCAACCACATACGCAGACGTATTCAAAGATCGTTGGTTGCAAAATTACGCAACGGCAAAGATTAAGTATCAATGGGGTAGCAACTTAACGAAGTTCAACGGCATGACGTTACCTGGCAACATACAGTTCAACGGAGAACAAATTTTAAATGATGCACGTGATGAGATTACGAGGTTAGAAGAAGAAATGATCTCCTCATACTCTCTTCCTGTTATCGACATGATAGGATAAGAAACTGTGGCTAAAAATTACTATTTCGAAAACTACGATAATTCGATGGAGCAACATCTCATCGATGACTTGGTCGTGGAATCGATAAAAATATTCGGAATAGACACTATGTTTTTGCCTAGAACTTTGGGCGCAAAAGATGATCTCTTAAACGAAGATGATCTGCCCATCTACAAAGATGCGTATGAAGCTGAGATGTACGTAAAAAATGTAGACGGATTTGAAGGAGAAGGAGACTTCTTATCTAAGTTCGGATTACAGATTAGAGACTCAATCACTCTTACGATTGCAAAAACTACGTATGAGCAAGAAGTTGGTATACACACAGAGATTAATAGACCACGTGAGGGAGATATCATTTATCTTCCTTTGAATAGAAAGATGTTTGTGATTCAACACGTAGAACACGAAGCAATTTTCTATCAGATGGGATCACTTCAAACATATGATCTGAGATGTGAACTGTATGAGTATAGCGGTGAGAGATTCGACACTGGATTGCCATATTTAGATGACAAATTTAAAGATGAAAACTTGTTTATCGATAGCGAAGGAACAACGTTCACAGTAGAAGTTAGAAACAGTGTATTTCATATGATAGACACTGAGGCGAGAGGCGATCTTGTAAGTACTCCTAAACTTGAAGCAAGAGTAGATGAGAAAATAATTTTTGATCAGTCTCACGCATCAAACACCGGCTTTCCTTTACGAATATATACAACTACGTCACCTAACACTGGTTCAGAAATTACGACTGGAGTAACGGTTACTGGTACACCAGGAGTAGACGGATTACTAACATACACTCCATCAACTACTGGTACTTTTTACTATATCAATCCTACAACTATAGGAATGGGCGAAACAATTACAGTAGAAGTATCTAAACTACAAAGCGTAGAGACATACGATGACATTGCGGATAACACAACTATAGAATCGTTTGCTGATAACATTGTTGATTTCAGTCAGAATAACCCATTTGGGGAGGACAACTTCTAATGTTTGGTCAGCACTTTTATAACGAATCGACACGAAGATATGTTGCCGTATTTGGTACACTGTTTAATGATATTCAGATAGGTCGCAGTAATAACGCAGGTACTGAGATACAGCGAATAACTGTGCCGATCAACTATGCACCAGCACAAAAGTTACTTGCGAGACTAGAAGGTGATCCAAACTTAGATAAGCCTGCTATTACTCTACCTCGTATGTCATTCGAGATTATGGGCATGAATTATAATCCAACACGTAAAGTTGGATCACTTATAAGACAAACAAAGTCAATAGCCGCAGATGACAATAACGTACTAAATTTATATAGTCCTGCTCCTTATGACATCGACTTTCAGTTAAATATCATGACAAAGTACACCGAAGACGGTACAAAGATTTTGGAGCAAATCTTGCCATTCTTCAAGCCAGACGTGACTGTCAGTGTTAAGATGATTGATAGCATGGATTTCTATGTAGATATTCCTGTAGTGTTACAGAGTGTAACTACAGAAGACTCATATGAAGGAGATTTTGAGACTAGAAGAGTTTTAATGTGGACATTGAACTTTCAAATGAAAGCATTTTACTTCGGACCAACGACTAATAAGAGAATAATTAAGTTCGTTGACAATAATATATATACTAATACTACGGCTACAGTTGCCGAAGAGCAAGTGAACGTACAACCTGGTTTGACCAGTGGCGGTCAACCTACTACGAAAATTGCGGATTCTGTCGCATACTCAGATATTAATATTGATGATAATTGGGCAGAGATCGTACAAATATTGGATGCTTGACATGATTAAAGATGATATTAGTAATAGCTTGGGTCTAGAGCCTTTGCAAAATTTGAATGAAGGAGAAGGCGAATTGGTAATTCCTAAGAAGACTGAACTAGCAGAGATTAAGCCTGTCGATGATAAAGTTGACAGAGACTATGATTATGCTAGAACTAACTTCTATAATATCATTGAAACCGGCACGGAAGCACTTGAGCAAATGCTAGATGTTGCGAAGGCATCAGAGCATCCTCGTGCATATGAAGTCGTATCAACCATCATGAAAACGCTCGTAGATGCTAACAAAGATTTAGTCTCTATGTCTGCTAAAAAGCAAGAGAGTGAAGAAGAAAAGAATCCATCAGAAAAAGCAGTGACAAATAATAATATGTTTGTTGGATCTACCGCTGAACTTCAGCAACTACTGAAAGATATGAGAAGTAAAGATGCAGGCTAAAGGTTATAATGGTAACATCAATCTAAAGCGCAAAGGTACGGATGTTGAATTTACTCAGGAAATGATCACTGAGTTTTTGAAGTGTGCTAAGGATCCTATATACTTCTCTGAAAAATACATTCAAATCGTACACGTTGATCATGGTCTTATACCGATTAAGATGTACGATTACCAGAAAGAAATCTGTACTGCTATCACTGAGAACAGACGGGTCACAGTGAACACATCAAGACAGGCTGGTAAGACAACTACAGCCGTTGCTGTTATTCTGCACTACGTAATATTTAATGATTTCAAAACAGTTGCGTTACTCGCAAACAAGGGCGATGCCGCACGTGAAATCTTAGATCGAATTAAAATTGCATACGAGGCACTTCCAAGCTGGCTACAGCAAGGGGTTATAGAGTGGAACAAGGGTTCAGTTGAATTCGAAAATGGCTGTAAGATTATAGCTGGTTCTACATCATCAAGTGCTATTCGTGGTAAATCTATTTCTTTTTTGTATATCGATGAGACTGCATTCGTAGAGAACTGGGATGAGTTCTTTGCATCTGTTTTTCCTACGATCTCATCTGGTGATACGACAAAAATTCTATTCACTTCCACACCAAATGGACTGAATCATTTCTATAAAACATGCGTTGGCGCACAAGAAAATAGAAACGGATACATCTATATTGAAGTGCCCTGGGGCAAAGTTCCTGGTCGCAACGATAAGTGGAAGAAAGAAACTCTTGCGGCTATGGATTTCGATCAACAAAAATTTTCGCAAGAGTTTGAGTGTGCTTTCTTAGGTTCTTCAGGAACATTGATAGAAGGCTCAAAACTCAAGACTATGGTGGATCTACAGCCTGTTGCTCAGACAGATAAGATGAAAGTCTATCAACAACCACAACATAACCACGTTTACGTGTGTGTTGTAGATGTGTCTAGAGGAAAAGGCTTAGATTATTCTGCATTTCAGATAATTGATGTAACCCAAATGCCATATCAGCAAGTATGTGTGTACAAAGACAATACTATCACTCCTATTGACTACGCTGAAATCATATATAGAAGTATAGAAAGATACAACGATGCGTATACTTTAATCGAAGTAAACGACATAGGAGAACAGGTATCAGAAGTACTACATTATGAGTTTGAGGTTGAAACGCTAATGTTTACCGAGTCGGCAGGAAGAGCGGGTAAAAGATTGTCTACTGGGTTTTCTAAAAACGCTGATAAAGGAATCAGAACTACAAAAAATGTGAAGTCCATAGGCTGTAATATGCTTAAAATGTTGATTGAACAAGATCAATTAATAATTAACGACTTCCAAACAATAAATGAACTTTCAACATTCTCCAGACGTGGCAATTCTTATGAAGCGGAATCTGGAACACACGATGATTTGGTTATGTGTCTAGTGTTATTCGGATGGATGACCGATCAAACGTTTTTCAAAGAAGTCACAGACATAAATACTATCGATAAACTCAGATCAAGGAACGAAGAAGAACTTATGGAAAGCCTTCTACCAATTGGTTTTAACACTTATGACGAGGATATCCTTGAAGAGGAACAGTTAGGAACAGCCCGGTGGTTAAACTACTAAATTGCTGTTTTTATAAATATAGAAATAAAGAAGTTTATAACTTACAAAATAAACAAGGAGAAATGAGAAATGGCTTTTCAAACAAGTCCAGGCGTTAATATCAGCGAAATCGACCTAACGAATGTCGTCCCAGCTGTAGCGACAACTGAAGGCGCAATTGCGGGTGTCTTTCGTTGGGGTCCAGAACTAGAAAGAATCCTAGTAACATCAGAGCAAGACTTAGTTAATCGCTTTGGTAAACCATTAAGTAGTTCTACATCAGTTGAATCTTCTGCAGGTACCGCAGAGACTGTAACGTTTGACGATGTTGCAGTGCCCACAGCAGGTGGAGCCGCTACTGATACGTGGACACTTGTAGTTGGTAGCGAAACTTACGTTACTGCCGCAGGCGATTATGCTGATCTATCTGCTGTTGCAACAGCAATTCAAGCTAAACTAACTTTAGATGGCGTAACTGATTACTCAGTATCAGTGGTCAGCAACTTGATTACACTAACATGGTCTTCAGTTGGCAATCAAGTAGTTGGAACATACAGTATTACTTACACAGGTAGCGGAACTGGATCTGCAAATGATGCGGCTCCTACTATCGTGCAAGGTACTGCTCGTACAGTAACGACTACTCAGTGGTCAAACTATGAGACGTTCTTTTCAGCCGCAAACTTTTTATCGTACAGTGACGCATTGTACGTAACACGTGTTGTCGGCTCAGCCGTAGCATCTACCGGCACAAACTTCAACGCAAAATACAAAGGTACATTAGGTAACTCTATTCAAGTATCTCATTGCGTAGGAAGTTCTAACATGAGCGTAACTGCTAGAGCAGATAATCTAGTAATTGATCCGTACAAAACTGTAGGTACAATCACAAATAGTACTTCGGCTCTTACGTATCTCTCAGTTGGAGATAGAATCGTATTATCAACTGGAGACGAACTAGTTGTTACTGCAATTGCTTCACCTACCGGATCTGGTCCTTATACGAGACAAGTCACCTTTGATAGAGTGTTTAGTCCAGCAGATGGTGCTCAGTACAATTCCACTTTCAGCACACAGTGGAGAGATGCGGATTTATTTGATTCTGCTCCTTCAAGTGCAAGTAGAATGCACGTTGTTGTGCGTGACAGAGATGGCGCAATTACTGGCACTGCAGGAACAATCTTAGAGGTATTTGAAGATATCGACACTACATCTGGTTCATTGAACCCAGACGGATCTACTAACTTCTCTCCAGACGTTTTCGAGAATCGTTCAGATTGGATTGCATGTACTGTGAGTCAAGCAGGACTTCAAGCATCTTTGACTTACGGTCAAGCGAATCTTGCTGGTGGAGTTGATAGTCCAGACGAAAGTTCGATTCCAATTGGCAAATTAACTGAAGGCTATAGCCTATACGTAGATCCAGCTGATGTAGACGTATCACTCATCATTCAAGGTAAAGCAAGAGGATCAGTTCTTGCGAATCACATCATCAATAGTGTATGTGAAGTTCGTAAAGATTGCGTAGCATTTATTTCGCCTGAACTAACCGACACTACCGTTGCTGATATGACAGCATTTGCTGGTGAACTTACTGCTTCTACATTTGCAGTCGTGGACAGCGGATATAAATATCAGTATGACAAGTACTCAGACGTATATCGTTGGATTCCGTTGAATGCTGATATCGCAGGTCTTTGTGCAAGAACAGATGACGTAAGAGATCCTTGGTTCTCACCTGCTGGTTACAGTAGAGGAAATATTAAGAACGTTGTTAAGTTACGATTGAACCCCGCTAAAGCTGAAAGAGATGTGCTTTATAGAGCAAAGATCAATCCAGTTATTACACAGCCGGGACAAGGCACTGTACTGTTCGGAGACAAAACTTTTGCTCCAACAACTTCAGCGTTTGATAGAATCAATGTACGTAGATTGTTCATCGTTCTTGAGAAGGCAATCGGTGTAGCCGCTAAGTCTACATTGTTCGAATTCAACGATGACTTTACGAGAGCCCAGTTTAAGAACCTAGTTGAGCCTTTCTTACGAGACGTTCAGGGTAGACGTGGTATCTATGACTTCAGAGTTGTTTGTGACGAAACTAACAATACCTCGAATGTCATTGATAGTAATCAGTTTGTTGGCGATATTTACATCAAGCCTGCACGTTCTATCAACTTCATCCAGCTTAACTTTGTAGCCGTTAGATCGGGTGTAGAGTTTTCTGAAGTAGTAGGTCAGTTTTAATAAATATTAATCAAAGGAGATATGAATAATGGCTTTCAACATTAATGAAATTAAAAGCCAACTGACCTTCGGGGGTGCTAAAGCATCGCTGTTTCAAGTACAGATTACAAATCCTGTAAATGCAATAGCGGATCTTAAAACACCTTTCATGGTACAGGCGGCAGCAATTCCAGAGAGTACTCTGGGCACAATCGAGATTCCGTATTTCGGTCGTAAAGTAAAAATCGCAGGTGACAGAACATTCGCAGAGTGGACTGTTACTATCATGAATGATGAAGACTTCCTAATTCGCAATGCGATGGAAAACTGGATGGCTTCAATCAATGCACACGAAGGTAATACACGACAGTTGGCAACAGCGGCGAGTTCAGAGTATAAGTCACAAGCACAGATTACTCAGTACTCAAAAACTGGTGTACCATTGAGAACGTATAACTTTAATGGTCTGTTCCCAACAGCAGTTGCTTCAATTGCTATGGATTGGAACACTACGGACGATATTGAACGATTTGATGTGACATTCCAATACGATTGGTGGAACGTTGACGGTGGTATCACTGGCAACGGCGGCACTAACGCTTAATTGGGCGATAATTAGGGGGGAGAATGGTTCTCCCTCTTTATTAGAGGATTAACTATGGATTTATTTGGATTTGAAATAAAGCGGAAGAAGGATGAGAATGACAATATTCCATCTTTCGTTACTCCGCAAACTGACGACGGCGCTGTAAATATCGCCGCAACTGGTACTGGGATCAGTACTTTTTTGGACATGGACGGTACTGCAAAGTCAGAAGCAGAACTTGTTCAGAAGTATAGAACTATGTTACAGCAACCTGAGGTTTCTCAGGCAGTTGACGATGTAGTAAACGAAGCAATTTCAATCTCAAACGACCAGAAAGTCGTTGAGTGTGTTACAGATGATTTAGATCAACCTGATAACATTAAGAAAAAGATTAGAGAAGAGTTCGAAGGTATACTTAAATTACTAGACTTCTCTAACACTGGATACGAAACGTTTCAAAAGTGGTATGTTGATGGAAGAATCAACTATCATGTTATGATTGACGTTAAGGCGCCTAAGAAGGGCATACAAGAATTACGATATATTGATCCTCGCAAGCTTAGAAAAGTACGTGAGTATAAGAACGAAAAGATTGGCGATAAAGACAATCAAGCTGTAGCAAAAAAGATTAAGAATGAATATTATATCTACAGTGAAAAAGGATTCAATAATATCAGTGGTAGTAGACCACAAGGTTTTGCAGATGGTAGTACTCAAGGAGGTATGGCAGGTCTTAAAATTGCGAAAGACTCTATTGTAAATGCCAACTCTGGATTACTTAATGAAACTAGTACGCTAGTATTATCGCATTTACATAAGGCATATAAGCCTTTAAATCAGTTGCGTATGATGGAAGATGCTGTTGTAATCTATCGTATCTCACGTGCGCCTGAAAGAAGAATTTTTTATATTGATGTTGGTAATCTGCCTAAAATGAAAGCAGAACAGTATCTACGTGATATGATGACTAAGCATAAAAATCGTTTAGTCTATGATATGGCTACAGGTGACGTTAAAGATGATCGTAGGCATATGTCTATGACTGATGATTTTTGGTTACCTAGACGTGAAGGCGGTAGAGGGACAGAGATTACTACTCTACCAGGTGGACAAAATTTAGGCGAATTAGAAGACGTTATGTACTTTCAGAAGCGTCTATTAAAAGCATTAAATGTTCCCATTTCGAGAATGGAATCTGATGCAGGATTTTCTTTAGGAAGAGCATCAGAGATTTCAAGAGATGAGATCAAATTTAGTAAGTTTATTAGCAGACTGAGAGCAAGATTTGCTACTTTGTTTGATAAGATATTAGAAAAGCAGTTGATTTTAAAAGGAGTTATTGCTCCAGAAGATTGGGCTGCAATTCAATCTAATCTCCGTTATGACTTCATGAGTGATAATCACTTTGAAGAATTGAAAACAAGTGAGATTTTGAGAGAGCGACTAGGTTTACTTAGAGATATTGATGAGTATACCGGCAAGTACTATTCGACAGATTGGGTACGTAAAAACGTACTATATATGACAGAAGATGAAATCGAAAAGATGACTAAGGACATTAAAGATGAGGAAGAATCGACAGAAGATGACGATGATTCAGGAATCGATTTTGGAACAGAACATAAGATCGTATAGACTAGTTGTAATAAAATATAAATAAGATATATAAACGAGGAGATAGTAATGAGCGTGAAAGAATTAATTAAACATGCGATGGACAAAGACGCAACACAATTTCAGTCTCAGTTCCAGGACATTATGGCAGACAAAATGACATCTGCTATCGAAACAAAATATGCTGACATGTTTGGTGCAGGCGAAACAGTAGAAGTTGAAGAGCCAGTTTCAGAACCAGACGTAGAAGCAGTAACAGACCAAGAGTAAGGGGCAACAATGAAAAGCTTTAAGGAAATGCTTGCTGAGACTACGGATAAACCAAAGTCTCCAGATGAGCAGAATTTTTTAGACAAACATATCGTTGACAAGCGTGATCATCCTGTCGCACCTGATGACCAGTTCTCAGGTGAGATTAAAGGCAAGAAGAAAAAGAAGCGTGAAGCTGATCGTGAAGAAGGTCAAGATAAAGAAGTCTATGAAGAAATTGAAGCTGAAGAAGAGATCATTGTTGAAGGTGTTCTTGAAGATTTAGCTAAAATTGTTAAGACTAAATCTATCGGTCACGTAAAGTTTAAAGACGGTAAGAAGCAAAAGGTCGATCTTACTACCGCATCTATGATCCTTTCAATGCACAAGCAATTGAATGGCTCTAATAAAAAGAAAGTTGAAGGTATGCTAGATGACAGCAAAAAGTTTATGCAGATCGTTCAATTTGCAATGACCGCAGGGAAGAAATAATATGTCTCTATTAATCAAAGAAATTGTTGAAGACGTACAATATATCTCGGAAGATATCCTCAACGAAGAGGGTGAAAAAACGGGTAAGAACTATTTCATTGAAGGTGTTATCATGCAAGGTGACATTAAAAATAGAAATGGACGCATGTATCCAGCATCTACTCTTATTAAAGAGATGACTAGGTATAACAAGAATTACGTTGAAGCAAAACGTGCATATGGCGAGTTGGGTCATCCAGCTGGACCTACAATCAATTTAGATCGTGTGTCACATATGTTTACAGAACTTAAGCAGGACGGATCTAACATTGTTGGACGTGCTAAAGTTATGGATACTCCAATGGGTAAGATCGTAAAAAGTCTTATCGATGAAGGCGCAAACCTAGGTATCTCATCACGTGGCATGGGTTCTATTAAGCAAAACAAAGATGGAGTTATGGAAGTGCAGGGCGACTTTATGTTAGCTACTGCTGGAGATATCGTTGCAGATCCTTCTGCTCCAGACGCATTCGTTAAGGGCGTTATGGAGGGAGTCGATTGGGTCTACGATGTAGCATCTTCTTCTTGGACAATGGCAAATGCATTTGATCAAATTGAAGAGGAAATCAAGGAGACGGCAAAAGTATCTACAAGGGAATTGGAGATTAGGGCCGCCGCTCTTTTTGAAAAATTTGTAAGTTCATTGTCAAAAACATGATTTTTATAAATATAATAGATAAACACCTACTATTAAAGGAGAAACCAAATGAGTGAAGAACTAGAGAAGAATCTAGACTTGGACGAAGCCAAAGCAACTGGTGAAGATTCTGTTGCGGCTGATCCTGTAACACCTGCTGGCGGCGCTGTTAAAAAGCGTAAAGGCGATGTTAAAAAGGCAGCTGATCCTAAGGCAGATAACATCGAAGATGATGTAAAAACACCACAGGGCTCAAATGACGAAGGACTGAAAGAAGCAGTCGAGCGTCTATTTGAAGGCACCGAACTGTCTGAAGATTTTAAAACACAAACAGTGGCAATTTTTGAAGCCGCTGTACAAGAAAAAGTGACCGCTGAAAAAGCCGCACTTGAAGAAAAGTTTGAAAGTGATCTGCAGGAGCAAGTTAATACTACTGTAGACGAGTTAGTAGAAAAAGTTGACCAATATCTAGACTACGTTGTAGAAAGCTGGATGGAAGACAACAAGGTTGAAGTCGAAAGCAACATTAAAGTTGAAGTCGCTGAATCACTACTGACAAGTATCAAAGGTCTTGTTATTGAGCATAACATGGAAATCGATGATGAGCAAGTCGATGTAGTTGCCGACCTAGAAGCTAGACTTGAAGAGTCTAATTCTAAGTACAACGATGTCGTTGAGCAAATGATTGAAATTCGTGAAGCGAAAGAAAAGGCTGACCTTGACATCGCATTCAAAACTATTTCTGAGGACTTAACAGACACTCAAGTCGAAAAATTGCGTGTTCTCTCAGAAGGCGTGTCTTACGAATCAGTAGAAGAGTTTGCAACAAAAGTAGAAGCGATTAAAACTTCTTACTTTGCTGAACAAGCTCCTGTTGTGAAGGAAGACGAAACCGATCTTCTAAATGAAGAGACTGCGGAAGAAGCAGAGCAAGCAGTAGCTCTTGATCCTGCTATTGCTCGTTATGCGGAATCGCTTGGCCGCTTTGCCGCAAAATAAATTTTTATAAATAATACTAAGTAAAATCTCAAAAAAGGAGAACCACAAATGAGAAATGAAGAACTAATGCAAAAGTGGAAGCCGATTCTAGAGCATGGCGCTCTGCCCGGCATCCAAGATTCTCACAGAGCGGCCGTAACAGCTACTCTTTTGGAGAACACCGAAGAATCAATGCGTGAAGGCGAAAGTCTCGGCGCAACTGGCTCTTTACTGAACGAAGCCGCACCAGCTAACTCAACTGCTGATATGGCTAAATACGATCCCGTACTGATCTCTCTAGTACGCCGTGCAATGCCTAACTTGGTTGCATATGATATCGCAGGCGTACAGCCGATGACTGGCCCAACTGGCTTGATCTTCGCTATGCGTTCTAAGTACGAAGACACATCTGGTAAGCCAGAAGCCTTCTACGGCGAAGCAGATACCGATTACTCTGGTACTGGTACTCATGCTAACGCATTGGGTGCAGGATCAGAAACAACTGGTACTGGCCTTGATACTGCTGATGCAGAAGCACTTGGTGATGGAGCCGGAGCTGAATTTGCTCAGATGTCTTTCTCCATTGAAAAAGTTTCTGTAACTGCTAAGTCACGTGCTTTGAAAGCTGAGTACACAACTGAGCTTGCTCAAGACCTTAAAGCTATCCATGGTTTGGATGCTGAGACTGAGTTAGCAAACATGTTGTCTGCTGAGTTGCTTGCTGAAATCAACCGTGAAGTAATCCGTACAGTGTACTCAAACGCTGTTGCTGGTTCTCAAGGTGGAGTAGCTTCAAACGGTACTTTCAACCTAGACGTTGACGCAAATGGCCGTTGGTCAGTTGAGAAGTTCAAGGGATTGATGTTCCAAATTGAAAAAGAAGCCAACCAAATTGCAAAAGATACTCGTAGAGGAAAAGGCAACATCATCGTCTGTTCTTCAGATGTAGCTTCTGCTCTTCAAATGGCCGGTGTACTTGATTACGCACCTGCTCTTAACTCTAACAATCTGAATCCAGATGACACAGGCAACACGTTTGCTGGTGTTCTGAACGGTCGCTTCAGAGTTTACATTGACCCATATGCTGGTGCAAACTACATGGTTGTCGGTTATAAAGGTTCTAGCGCATTTGATGCTGGTCTTTTCTACTGCCCATATGTACCATTACAGATGGTCAGAGCAGTTGGCGAGAACAGCTTCCAGTCTAAGCTGGGCTTCAAGACTCGTTACGGAATGGTTTCAAACCCATTTGCTCAAGGTGCAACTGTTGGATCTGGCGCACTTGCTGCCAACACCAACGTGTACTACAGACGTACCGCAGTTACCAACTTGCTGTAATAATAAGATTGGGGTTAACCCAACTTACTTTAAAGAGGCTCTTCGGAGCCTCTTTTTTTGTCTGTATAAATATAACAGTATGGCAGAGTATCATGGGGCGTGATGCTTAATAGAGGCGACCCACTAAAGTCCGCTACCGTCTACCATACTCTATATAAATAGTACTATACAACTTTGATAGAGGATATCATGTCAACATCAAATTTCTTATCGCCAGTAGAGTTTAAGTTAGTGATCAATCGATTGCCTAACACAGAGTTCTATGTCCAACAGATCAATGTGCCTGGTATCAACTCTGGTGCGGCAGAAAGGTCTACTCCGTTTAAGAACATCTACACACCTGGCGATAAGCTTATCTTTGACGATTTGAATGTCACTCTTGTTGCTGATGAAAATCTCGCATCATTCAGAGAGTGTTGGGATTGGCTACATGCAGTCACACGTGCTGAAGGATTTGAAGGGTACGCAGGA